ATGCGCGGCGAGAAGCGGCTGACGGCCCGACAGGTCACGACCCTGGGGGAAGGCTACCACGCGGACGGCGGCGGCCTGTATCTGCAGGTCACGGCCACCGGGGCGCGGTCCTGGATCTTCAGGTTCCAGCGGCAGGGCAAGCGCCGGGAAATGGGTCTGGGCCCGCTGTCGGCCGTGAGCCTTGCGCAGGCCCGAGACAGGGCCGCGGAGGCGCGCACGCAGGTGGCATTCGGGCAGGATCCAATCGCCCAGCGCCGGGCCGCCCAGACCACCGGCATCACGTTCGGCGAGTGCGCCGACGCCTACATTGAGTCCCACCGGGGTGGCTGGAAGAACGGCGCCCAGGGCGACCAGTGGGCGCAGTCCCTGCGCGACCACGGGCCGGCCCGCAGCCTGCCGGTGGCCGAGGTGGACACGGACGCGGTGATCGCCTGCCTGGGGAAGATTTGGCCCACGAAGACCGAGACGGCCAGCCGGGTCCGGGCCCGGATCGAGCGGGTGCTGGACTGGGCCAAGGTCCGCGGCTACCGAACAGGCGACAACCCGGCGCGCTGGCGGGGCCACCTGGACAAGCTGCTGCCGAAGCCTACAAAGGTCCGCAAGCCGAAGCACCACGCCGCCATGCCCTACCGGGACGTGCCCGACTTCATGGCCCGGCTGGTCGAGCGCGACTCCCGCCGTCGCCGGGCGCTGCGCTTCACCATCCTCACGGCCGCGCGCACGGAAGAGGTGACAGGGGCGCAGTGGTCGGAGTTCGACCTGGACGCCGGGCTGTGGACGATCCCGCCGGAGCGGATGAAGGGCGGACGGGAACACGTCGTGCCGCTATCCGCCAAGGCGATCGCCATCCTGGATCCGCTGGACCGCAGGACGCCGCCCTTCGCCCTGTCGGAGAACACCATGCTGTACCTGGTGCAGAAGCCGCCCAGCAGCGGGTTCGGCCTGCCCTACACGGTCCACGGGTTCCGGTCGTCCTTCAGGGACTGGGCGGCCGAGACGACCGACTTCCCCGGCGAGGTGGTGGAAATGGCGCTGGCGCACGCGATCAGGAACAAGGCCGAGGCCGCCTATCGGCGCGGCACGCTGATCGAGAAGCGCAGGCAGCTCATGGAAGCGTGGGCGGCGTACCTGAGGGCATGATGCCCACCCTGGGCACGACCGTGCCCGATCCGGTCACGCCGCCAGTGCTGGCCGTAGGTGTTGACCGGGTCCCAGGTGAGCATGCGGGCATGGTAGCGCCGGCCGGGTCAGGGGGGGGTGAGATCACCCGAACAGGCGGAACTCGGTCGTTGCCACGTATCCGGTCGAGTAGATGCGGAATTTGCTAGCACTCACACCGACCGGGAAGGTCGTTATGAAGGTTCCGGAGTCCGTTGCGCCAGATATCGTGCCAGGCAGCGTCTGCCAAACACTGCCATCCCAATACTGAACAGTTCGCCCGTTCAAATAGCTTGCAACCGGTCCCCAGCCCGGGATGTTTCCTCCTGCGAACTCGATGTGATCGACGTAGTTGGCTGAACCTAGATCAGCCTCAATCCACTCATTAATGGACAGACTGTTGGTTCCGCCTCCAGTTGTGTAATCGCCATCCCGCATGTTCGTCGTTGTGCACGCCAATCCGCTGTAGACCGATGACATGTTGAAGGCAATGGGTAGTACTTCGCCGCCCCCGCCCCCTCCGGTCACCGGCGCACCGGCAACGATCCCGTGAATCATGGCGCAGCTTCCGTGACCCCGAACAGGTCGGCTTCGTCGGCTGCCACGATCTTGACCGTGAATGTGCCGCCCTGCGGGATCACCAGCGTGCCGCCGGCTGGCGGGTTGATCGTCATCGTGCCAGCCTCGGTGATCGTCAGGTCGCCAGCTCCGACATTGCGCCCGTGGTACTCGTCGCCGGCCGTATATGTCTCCGCATCGTCGAAGGTGTAGGTCTTGGCGCCTGCATTGGTGAAGCGCGTGTAGTTGCCATCGTTGGAGGCGGTAGCGTCCAGGTTTGTTCCAGACTCGGTGACCACCGGCGGAACGCTGGCGCCGCCACCTGCGGCAGCATCGACATACGCCGACCCGTTCCACCGCTTCAGCGTCCCAGCTACATTCACCACGATTCCCTCGACCGGTGCGTAGGCGTGCCAGGTCCCATCGCCGTCGAAGATGGCCAGGTCGTACTCATCGAAGGTGGCCCACTGCGTGCCGCTTGCCGCGCCGGCCATGATGTAGATGTCGCCGCGCGCAGGGCTGCCAGGTTGGGCGTCCGTGCTTTCGCTGATCACCAGGCCGTTCAGGATCTCGGAACGCAGCGCGTTGTCGTTGGCCGGGATGCTGTTCTGGTTGGTGCCAGATTCCCATACGGCGAACGGGAGAATGTCGACACTCATGCGATTTCCTCGGAAACGGACGGGCCTGGGCCCGTGATGCGGTTGATCTGGGCCACGGTGACGGTGATCGGGGACGACCAGCCGGTGACGTTGAAGGCGCGCGACAGCGTCACGCTGTTCGTGTCGCCGCTGGCGGTGTTCACCCCGTCGGTGGCGGTCCAGCGGTAACCGATGTGGTTGATCGACTGGACAGGCGCCACGTCGGTTCCGAATCGATGCCGCGGCACGGCGGTGGCGGTCACCACGTCACCGGCACGCTCCAGCAGCAGATTCGCCACCGGCCACTCGCGCTGACTGTTGCCGTTGAACGTCATCTGGTCGATGGTGGCCGTCTCGCCGGTGCTGTCGTAGCTGATGGCCCGGTGCCAGATTTCGTTACCGATGTGGGCGCTCTGGGTGGACAGCGAGCGCACAGTTTCCAGCAGCAAGAATCGCGACCCTGCCGGGAATGCGAACGTCCCACTGTTTTTCCTCCCCCGTAGCAGAACAGAAAGCTCCAGCAGACCGTTGCCAAGGTCGTCGACCTCCATGTACTGGCAGATCTCGACCTCATCGGACGAATTGACCAGCGCGAAGGCGCCACGCTGACTCAGGAACTGCTGCTCTGTCAGGGCCTCGACGCGCTCGCTGTAGCTGGCCAGGTCAAGCTGCACCCGTACCTTGTTGGTGCGGTCGGTGTAATGCTCGCTGGCGTCAGCGACGGCTGCCTGCAGCGTCCCCATGACGGAACCCGGGGCGTTGCGGCGCATCCGGAACCAGTAGCTGCTGCCGCCGTCGAAGCTGTCTCCGAAGGCAGCGCCGTACCACGACGGGCTGTTCGGACCGAGTGCGACGTACCGCACGGCCGAGTTGATGTCGTCCTCGTCGCGCAGTGCGGAAGTGTCCAGCACGAGCATTCCCGTTGCGCCCACGATGGTCGAAGGCGGCGGCGTCTGCTCGCTCGGGGTATTCCCGGACCGGTTCGACACGTAGGCCGAGGCGCGGTCATAGCTCAGATCAAGCCGCAGCACGCCGTCGACATAGTTCTGGCGATCGATGGTCATGCGGTCGGATCGGCCGCGGATGTTGACCATGTAGGCATCGCCGGGAACGTCGGTCAGGTACTTGTCAGGCACGACGATCTCACGCTTGCCGCGCGCCTTCTCCCACGCCACCTTGTGCAGAATGTTGGCAGTGCGCGCCTGCTCAGATGCCTGCTGCTCAGCGTCGCCGGCAAACATCAGCGGCGCGCTCACGCTCAGCTCGCCGACCACGCGAACATCGGAGCTTTCCCGCTCGCTGGTCTCCTTCGCCGGGGCGTAGCCGCTGGCGGTGTTCTGGGCCTCCAGGTGCAACTTGCGCGGGAACTCGATCTGATCCTCACGCGTGCCGTCGTCCGGTTCGTCGACAAGGTCATCGTCCGTGATCGTGCGTACGACGGGCTTGCCGCGGAAACGATGATGGATCTTCTTGTCGTACTCGGGCGAGTCGAACATGAAGATCGAGCCCAGCATGCCGATGGCCGCCTGCCCGGTGTAGTCGCCGGACAGGATGAATCCTCCAAGTTCCTTCGTTGCCAGGTCGGAGGCGTCCACCTTCGTCAGGCTCTGTCCGGAAAGCTCGTGGATTCGTTCGACCGCCTCGTCCAGCGCAATAGGGCCAGACTCCACAAGGCCAGCCGTAACAGAAAGTGCCCCTATACTCAGCCAGTACTCGTTCGAATCGATAGATTCGCCGCGAGCTTCTGTCCACACAAGGCCGTCATAGCTGACAAGGATCTGACCCGTGCGCTCCTCTTCCTCATTGTTGCCAATGATGGCGAAGTTCTTGGCGTTGGCGGCTGCCGACCAAGGACGGCCATTCAGGCGATCGTCTGAAAGCTCCCAAGGACCAAGATCACCAACCTTTCTGAGGATCTGCCCGTTGTTCGCTGCGGCAACGTAAGTGGTGACGTAGTTGTCTGTCTTGCTTGTGATTGCGGTGATCTTTACAGCATCAGGATCTAGCATACTGAACTCGACAAGTTCGTAGCTAGAACCGCCATCGGTGGAAACAGCTATAGCAGGTGTTACACCATCTACGCCTGACCCGCCGAACATGCACATGGATGGGCTGCTATGAGCTACTACATCACCGCCCGCCGAAAGCAGTGATGAAATGTTAGTAACCAGCGACCAGCCGTCATATCCGTTGACGCTTCCGTAGATGTTCCCTGCGTAGTATCCAAGGAACTTGCCGCCCAGGTGAGTGCAGACGTTCATGTCTACAACTGGTCCGACGTACCAATGCCGACCGCCATTGATGCTATAGGTGATAGCCGTACCAAGGCCGCCTGGAATAACGACGATCTGGCCTGTGTCGTCGCACGCCCCTTGCTTTCCACCGCCGACGCCGGATGTCGATGCGCCGGTGCCTATTTGCACCACACTTGACCCTTTGTCCATGTAGGCCGGTATTCTGTTTCCCCCATAGAATATGTACCGATCGGCGTTAGTGATCATGTACAGCTCACGGCCTTTCATTGCCGTCAAGCTCTCCCACGATCCGCTGAAGTCCACGCCGTTAGGAGCGGTCAGGATGTCGGACTGCGTAGCCGAATCTGTCTGCCGTGCGGCGATCATCTGGATAGGCGGATCGGAGCTGCCGTCGGTGACGACCTCGAACCGGTACTGAGGAATAGACATCCACGGCGTGATGTCTTTCTGACGGAAGACGATGTAAGCCAAGCCACGGAAGGCAGGGACGTTTCCTGCGCCTCCGCCGAACTGTTCCGGGATCGCCTCCAGCGCGTCGTCCGGCATCTGGGTTTCGGTGCCGGTGTACAGGGTGAACTGCGTGGCGAACTTCGCCGACTCGGCCACCATCGTGGAGCCAGGCCTGGTGTCGTACACCAGCTTCTCGTTCTCCCAGATGCGGGAGATGCCGATGATCGGACCCTTCCAGCCGTCGCCTATTGCAATGGCGAAGGTCTTGAAGATGCGCTCTTCGGTCGTGATCGGTCCGCCACCCTTGCCCTGGCTCTCTTCGAACACGCGCTTGATGTCCGGCCCGGCCATGATGATGTTGCCGGCGCCGCAGGCTGTGCCGAAGTAGATCGGCCGGAACACCTCGGCCGATGTCTGCACGCGGCTGTCGCCGATCTGCGGACCCTTGACCACCAGCGGGTCGACGGCGTTTCCGACAATGGAGCCGATCATGTAACCCAGCTGCGGGTTGCCAAAATAGGCGCCGATCACCGCGCCGACGATGGGCAGTACCTGACGCGCCATTAGATTGGCTTCCTGAAGACGTGGGTGATAAGCGCGATGCGCTCATCGGTAAGGCGGACCTCGACGACGCGCGAGAACTGCCCCTGCCCGCCGTCGGCGTGGATGCAGGACAACTCGCCTGGGTGGTCGTAGTCGCCCACGATGAAGACGTGATGCGGGTGGATCTCGAACCGCTGGATGCACACGTCACCGACTTGCAGGTCCGCCCGGCGCACCGGCGCGACCTTGACCGGTGGGCCCATCGCGGCGATGCAGGCATCGACCAATCCGTCCTTGTGCGGCTCGCGGTTGTACTTCTTGACTTCTGGCAGGACGATGCCGTGGTCTGCGTAGCAGCGAAGCGGCAGGCCGACACAGTCCAGCCCGATCTTCGGATTCCGCCCACGGTGACGGAACGGCACACCGATATATCTGCGCGCCGTGCGGACAAGCTCGCTCATTCCTCGGCGGTCTCCACTGCGGTGCTGCCGCCGAAGTCGCCGGGACCAGCGTTGCCGCCAGGGGCCGTGTTCGCCAGTGCATCGCCCAGCGGGATGTCGGGCTGGCCGCGGAAGTAGAAACGCCAGTCGGTGCCGAACCAGTGCTTGCACCCCCGCGCGTCGTCGCGGGCGATCTTGTTGCAGCCGCGGCGGATCATGCCGGTGTCGCCCACCTGCGCCGGGTAGTCCATGGCGAACATCGTTGAGACGGTGCCGCCGGTGGTGTTCCCCTCGACCTCGTACTCGCGACCAGCGTTGAGGCCTGTCTCCCAGCGCACCATGCCGCGGTGGTAGATGTCGGCGACCGGCGTGTCCGGGAAAGGCAGCGCCGAGTCGGTGAACTCGACCGTGGCTTCATCGCCGACGGCTGTAACCTCGAAGGCCTCCCACAGGGACTCGGCATCGAAGCCGCAATACTTCTCCTCCGTGACCGTGGCGCCCGGAGTGCCCGGTGGCTGACTGCCGAAGGTGGCCGGGCACGTGCGGCTGTAGCGCGCGCAGACGGACTGCTGCGTCTGCTTGGAAAGGCCGTTCATCTCCGACACGAAGGACAGCCCGTCCTTCAGCGTTACGCGGCCGATGTTGCCGTGGGACACAATGACGTGCCCCATTGTCAGGTCTTCGTAGTTGACCTTGTAGAGCGTGTACTCGGCATAGTCGTACGCGCAGCTGCGAAGCTCGTCCTCGCTCACCGGGATGTCGAACACCGGCAACAGGCTGGTCATGTCGGCGTTGTCGGCCGACAGCGTCGGGTTGAAGCTGAACTCGGTGCTTTCGAAGCCGATGGCCGCCGAGTATGTCAGCTCGCTGGTGCCGTCGTCGTAGGTGATGTCCCGGTCGATGTCGGTCACACCATACGATGAGTAGCCAGGGCGTACGGGGTCGATGCGTAGGAGGTGCGCGGTGGTCTGGTACTTCTGATCGAAGTGCTGCTGCAGCTCGATGGATATCGCGCGGCCCATCAGTCGAACGCCTCTTCAAGCTCGACCATGCACTCACGAATGTTCGACGCCACGCTGGTGAACGGGTTGAAGTCCTGCGAGAAGCTCACGCGCACGTCGAAGTCGAATGAGGCGATGATGTCCTTGCCTGACGGCCACGGCGCATCCGGCGTGACCAGTCCCGTCGTGGGTGCCACCGTCACGGCCAGCGTGTTGCCGTCCTCGTCCTTAACGATGGTATTCAGCGGCAGCGTGATCGTGCGGGTAAACGTGGTTGGCCCGAACGTGTAGTGCTTGACCAGCTGCATGGGGTCGCTGGTGCCGTCGCCCTCGCCGATGACCTGGTCGAAGGCCTGCCAATCGTTCCAGTCCTTGAACCGGAAGGACGAGAACGAGCCGCCGGCCGCCATGAAGGCGTTCAACAGCTCGTCCTTTTCGGCAGCGTTCAGCGTGGCGTAGTTGGCCGTGTACTTGTGGTGCGGCATGGCCCACGCCTTGCGCTTGCGGTTGCGGCCGCTCTGCAGTTGCGTGACCAGCGTGTTCCAGTTCGGGCCGCCGACGAAGCCGTAGCGGTAGCGGCTGTTGAGCCGCGCGTCGATGAAGCTCATCCGGTCCTCCGGCGCGACAGGTTCTGGCGGCGCATGGACTCGGCGGCGAGTTGGTCAACGGATCGGCGATCGAGCCTGCCCTGCACCGTGATGCTCTGGTACAGGTCGCCGCCGCCAGCAGAGATAGCAGGCGAGCCGCCGCGGTTGAGGTGATCCAGATACCCCATCGGCAGGCCGCGTACTGCATCCTGGTTAAGCACGTACTCGCCGGCGTGCACGATGCCTGCCGGCTTGTTCTTGCCGCCAGGGCCCGTGTATCCGCCCTTGGAGAAGCCGGTGTACTGGTCGGAGCTTCCAAACAGAGAGACCAGGTCGGCAGCCCACCCGCCCTCGCTGCCGTTCTGGCTCCCCATGTTCAGGATCTGCTTCACCAGCTGCTGACTGAAGAAGCGCGCCAGCTCTGCATTGATGTCGTCCAGGAAGCCCTTCCAGTCCAGCTTGCCGGTGCGGAAGAACTCTTCGAACGTGCCCTGCAGGCTGTTCAGCACGCCATCGATGGCTTCGGCAGTGCGGCCGGCGACATCGTTGGCCTCGGCCATGTAGTCCTCGAACGCGCGCACCGCGCCGTTCTTCCAGTCGGCCTGCATCGCATCGCGCTGGGCGTAGTAGTCCCGCTCCATGTCCAGCATGCGATCGCGGGAGGCGCGCAAGGCTTCCTCCTGCTGGCGGTAGCTGTCCGAGTCCTCGGCGATGCCGCGATCGCGCAGCGCGCGCAGGCCGTCTTCGTACTCGCGCTCGATGTCCAGCGCGCGCCGGGCGCGCTCCACGGCGTCACCGCCGCGGCCGATGGCCATCAGGTCAGCCTGGTTGGCGCGGGCGCGGTTGGCCTCGCTGGCGGCGAGCTGGTTGTTCAGCCTGAGCAGGTCTTCCTTCAGGCGCTTCTCGGCCTGCATCGCCTGGGCCCGGGCGTCGCTGGACTCCAGCGCTTCCAGCTCGGCCTTGATCTGGGCGCGCTGCGATGCCGTGACCTTGCCGCCCAGCGCGTCCAGTTGCTCCAGAATGCGAACGCGCAGTCGCTGGGAGGAAGACAGGTTCTCCTCGCTGCGAGCCTGCTCCTCGTTCAGCGCGATCTGCTGGCGAAGCTGGGCCAGGATGCTGGCGCTGTAATCGGTCGGGGAGGAACCCTTGCGACCGCCGCCCTTGGCCGCGCGCTCTGCCGCCGCCTGCTGGGCCCGGGCGATCTGCTTTTCGATCTCCGCGCGTGAGGCACCCGCCTTCATGCCGGCCGCTTCGATGTCGGCGATCTCTTTGGCCAGCCGCTCGCGGTCGGTCAGGTAGCGCAGCGTGACCTGCTGGAACTTCTCCTCTGCCTGCTGCTGCGCACGCACGGCCGCACTGTCGACGGCTTGCGACCCACTCAGCACCCGCGTGCTCACGTCGGAGAAGTCCGCACTCGGGCGGCGCAGCACATTGGGGATGTTGCGCACGTAACCGGTGGCGGCGCCCAACATGCCCGGATAGCTGAGGTTCCGGGCAGATGCAGCCAGACCGGCGATCAGCCGCGTGTTGGCCTCAGCCTGCCGGCGCGTGACGCCCGCGATGGCGTCGGCGACGTTGCCGATCTCCTGCCAGGCGCCCGAGGCGGCGTTCTTGACGTCGATCCACAGCTTGGCGATCTCGGACAGGTTACCGCGCACCTGCTGCGTGGCCCGGTCCATGTTCTCCGCGTAGATGCGGATGGCCTCGGTGGCCGCCTCCTGCTGCCGGCCTTCCTCCTGCAGCGCCTTCACCCGGTCGTACTGCGCCCGGGTCAGGAAGCGCTCGGACTCGTTGAGCTTGAGCAGGGCATCCAGCGGGTCGCGCGCCAGGTCCTCGTACTTCTTGACGATGGAGTCGATCGACTCGCCGGTCAGCGAGGAGAACTCGGCCACCGACTGCGAGATGAGGCGGAACTGCTCCTGCGTCAGTCGGCCGCCGGCGACGATGCGGTTGACCGTCTCGGTTGCGGCGCCAGCCGTGGCATCGCCGGCCGCGTCGATCTCGGCGGTGAATTCGGCAAGCTGCTGGGCGGTCAGGCCGATGAAGTTGTTCGTCTTGGCCAGCGAGATGTTGAACTCGTCCAGCCGGTCCTGCTGCTGCTTCCAGGCAAGGCCCAGCCCAGCGACGGCGGCCGCCACGAGCGTGATCGGATTGATCAGCCCGGCGATGTAGCCGACGCTGGCGCGCAGCGCCGGCCCGACGCCGCCGAAGGTGTCCTTGAGCTGGCCGCCTTGCTGGATCAGGACCTGCAGCGGCGCCTGGCCCGACGCAAGGCCGGTGAAAATGTCGGTGAACTGGGCGGGGAGTTGGCGGGTGGCGAACTGGAGCTGCTTGGCGGACACAGCCGCCTTGTCCATCGCCGGGGCGACCTTCTGCGCGCCGACGGCGGCATTGGCGCCAGACTTGCCGAGCTTGTCCAGGTCGGACGAGGCTTGGGCGACGCCTTCGGTGGTGACGCGAATTCCCAACGAGGCAATGTCAGCCATTCTTCGCCCTCATCAGGTCAAGCGCGTGCAGCTCCATCGCTCGGAGGCACTCGAAGGTGTCGTGGTGGTCATCGGCTGGGACGCCGATCATGGAAAGCACCGCGGGTAGCGCGGCGTAATCGAGCCCGGTGGCGCCGGCCATGCCGAGACGCCACTGGGTTTGCATTGCGACGAAGGTGTTGAAGGCCAGCACGTTGTCCGGCCACACCCCGAACTCGTCGTCCAGGTCGGGGAAGTCTTCAGGCACGAGGCCGAACAGGGCCAGCTCTTCCGGGGACGGTTTCGACGCCGTGCCGCTGAAAAGCGCGTCGACCGCCCCGATCAGTTTCCCCGGCGGGCGCCCCAGCTCTCGCGCAGGTAGACATCCATCGCTGCCGCGGCGGCGCCTGGGTAGGCATCGCACAGTCGGCGGAGGTTGTCGTCGCAGAACTCGTCCGTCAGGTCCCAGCCGGCAACGAACATGCGCAGCAGGGCCACTTCGTCTGCGTCCTTCGGCAGCTCCGCGACCTCGTCGTGCCACTTGGCCAGCTCGGACTTGCTCCGGTACTGGAAGGTGAACTCGACAGGCTCCGGCGCGCCGCCGGGGACGGGGACGCCCACCTTCGCCTTGAAGGTGGGCTCGGGGTTGAGCTTGAGCTTGGCCATCGGCTACCTCAGCTCGCGTAGCGCGTCGGCTCGGGATTAACGAAGGTGGCGGTCATCTCCAGCGCCATCACTTCGTTCACCGTGAGCGTCGGCGAGGACGCGATGCTGATGTAGGCGTTGTAGAGGATCTTGGCCGAGTTCGGCAGCGACAGGCGCAGCGCGCGCGGCACGCGGTCGTCGTTGGCCGCCTTGGCCGCCACATAGCCCGGCAGCGACGGATCGTCGGCCACCGACATGGTCAGCTGCGCCGGCGCCTTGAACGTCGGGATGCGCACCGCGGAGTCGGCTTCCAGGAACTGGTAGTCGGTGAACTGCTGTTCGCCGCCCGAGGTTGCCGTGGTCAGCACCTGCTGGATCTGCGTCCAGGTGGTGACTTCCTTGACGGTGCCCGTGCCGGAGCCGGCCGGATAGGCGCCGGTGTCGGAGGTATCGATGCCTTCCAGTTCGAAGGTGTCGGTGGTGACATCGGCCACGCGGAAGGTGCGACCATTCAGGCGCGACCAGCCGGAGGTGAAAACGACGTAGTCGCCGTTGGACAGGCCGTGCGCGGTGGAGGTCGCGACAGCGGGGTTTGCGTTGGTCACCGCCGAGACGGTGAGAGCAGAGCCATACGCGCTGCCGATGTGGATCAGCGCGCCATTGGGCAGGGTAACGGCCATGGGGTTTCCTCAGTGGGCACAAAAAAAGCCCGCGCGAGGCGGGCGGGATTTCGGCCGGGTGGCCGGGTTCAGATGGTGTCGGCGCGGTATTCGAACGACACGGGCACGGCGAACTCGCTGGGCTCCTGGATGCCAGGGCCGACGCTCGCCGGGGTGATGACTTGCACGGTCACCGAGCCGCTGGTGTAGCGGCCGTTCATCGGGAACAACGTGTTCAGCTCGGCGGCGATGCCCAGCGCGGGGCCGCGGCCGGCGCCGTTGGGGCGCACGACGGTGACCTGGAACACGCCGCGGTAGCCGCGGTGCGCGCCCTGTAGGTCCAGCGATTCGGTCTTCGCCGGCAGCAGGTAAGCGCGCAGGTAAGTCTCGCCCGCCGCCGGGGTGAACGGCACGTTCTCGTAGGCCACACGCAGCGCCGGGACGCGCGTAGCAGCCCATGACGACAGGCGGGTCTCGAGGATTGACCGGACGGCTTCGGTGCTCACTTGGGAAGCTCCGCGACGGCGGCGTTCACGAACGTCTGGAACTCGGCGACGGTGATGCGGACCATGCCCTGCGGCGCCTGCTTCTTCGACCAGCCGTACTCCAGCGGAATCGCGTACGGCAGCGAGTTGGTCAGGTAGATGTCCTGCCCTGGGGCCCAGCCGTTGAGCTGCACGCGCACGCGCTCCAGCGTCTTGCCGCCGGTCTTGTCTGTGCTTGGCGTGGTCAACGTGTCCACTCGCCCGAAGGCGACGTTCCAGTTGGCGCGGAAGCGGCCGGTGTCGACCGGGCTGCGCAGCACGACGCGGCTGGCCAGGTCCAGGCCGACCTTGCGCACCACCTGCTCCGGCGCGGCCTTGGCCTTCTCCACGAAGCGCGCGATGTCCAGGCCGAAGGTCTCACTGGCCACGGAGCTGCGCCTCGTAGACCACCGGCACGCCGGCGGGGCTGATCGGCTTCACGGCCACAATGCTCCAGTCCCTGCCCTGCCACGCCAGCAGGTCGCCCTGCTTGGGCATGACGGCCGGCGTCATATAGGCGCGCTGGTCGCCCTGCAGGATCAGCGTGCCGTCGATGTACTTCTGGTCGTAGGCGAACACGGCGGCCGTGGTCGCCAGCTCGGTGACCGTCACCGGCGTGGTGCCGGTCGAGGGATCGTATTCGCCGGTGGTCTGCCGCTTGATCGTCGCGGACGCGCCGAACCGCTGCAGCAGGCGTGTGGCCGTGGCTGCGGTGGCGGCGTAGTTGAAGGTCATGTCAGGCGCGAACGATCGCCACCTGCCCGGTGCCGCCGCCAAGGAAGAACGGTGACAGCATCGAATCGACCGCACGGAACGCCGTGCTCTGGCGCGCGCCGTCGGCGTAAGTCACCGAGATGGGGCCGACCGTCTCCTGCTTGACCTGCGCAGTCAGATCGGGCGACAGGTCACCGGCAGCGGCGCGCACCGCCAGTTCCGCGCATGCGCGGCGCACCGTCTCGGGCACCTCGTCGTTGGGCCAATAGACCGGCGCAGGGCCGTAGCCGCCGACGACATCGCGACGGGCGACGTACGCGCGCGGCCAGTCCAGTGCCTGGTAGGCCGACACGCGCTGGCCCGCCCACTTGCCGGCATAGGCCGCCTGCATGTAATCGGTCGCCTTGCGCAGCAGAACTTCGCGTGCCGTGTCATCGGCCAGGGCCGCCCACGTCTCATTGCCGCGGGCAGCGAAATACGCCGTGGCGTCTGCCACGGAAATGTAGGATTCGGCATCCGGCTTGCCGGTGCCGTCTTCTACGATGAGGGCCATCAGTCGGCCTTGTCGCTCGACTGCTTGCGACCACGCTTCGGCGCCTGGTCGGCATCCAGCAGCTCATGCACCGCCGGGTCGAAGTCGGACACGTTGACGCGGACGTAGTCGCCCTGCCCCTCGCCCCACGGCTTGCACCACACGATGCCAGGCTCGTTTTCTTTGAGTTCGCTCACGGGATTCCCTCGGAAAGAGAGAGGGCGACCGAAGCCGCCCTCTCAGGAGCTGGATCAGCCCAGCAGCAGCGCCAGGTGTTCCGGCTTGACGACCTGGCAGCCCCAGGCCAGCGCGACTTCGAACTGGATCTGGCGGTACTGGGCGTACAGGGACACCTCGAAGGTCAGGCCCGATGCCGGGTCGGTGACCAGGAAGCGGTCCTGCGCCGAGTCACCCTGCGCGGGCAGCGCGGGGGCGCGGGTGGCCAGGGCGATCGCGTTGCGCGAGAACGCCATGTTGCGCGGCGCGGTGGCGACGACCGTGATGTTGGTCGCCGAGGCCGGGATGGCCTGGCGCAGGCCCGGGGCAGCCAGCGTGATCGTGCCGCCGCCGGAGACGTCCGCGTCGCCGCTCACGACCACGTATTGGTTCGTGTCACCCGTGAAGGTGATCGAGTCGCCGGCGACGATGGTGCCGGTGCCGGCCGAGGCCAGGGTGATCGTGGTCGCGCCGACGGCATAGCCGGCGTTGTTGGTCGTGGCGCTGGCACCGGTGCCCTTCGTGTGCGTCTTGATCTGGGCCGACTCGCGGACCGCGAAGCCGTGGATGTCCAGCAGCACGCCCTGACGCAGGATGCGGTCGGTACCTTCGGCATCGACACCGCGGCCGCCCTGCTTACCGCGCAGGTTCGCGCCGGCGCCGGTGTTCAGCACCAGGTGCATGTCCGAGGTCGGCGCGCCGTTGTCGACGAGGATCTTGCGCACGAACGAACCGTCCGTGTAGTCGCCGGCGGTGCCGAACGGCACGGTGGCGCTGCCGTAGCTGCGCGAGGCCTTGGCATAGAGCGCGGCCAGGTCGGCTTCGACTTCGTTGGACAGCGTGCGCATGGCCTGCACGAACTGGTCGCGCAGAATGACGTTGTAGCCGGCGCCGTTGTTGTCCAGACCGCGGATTTCCTCGCCGTTCCAGCGGATCGGCACGCGGCGCGCCTTGGTGATGGTCATCTCGACGCTGCCGATGGTCTGGTCACCATCGTTCGGCGGCGTGACGGCCGGGGTGATGTCGGTCGCCGAGGCGGCGGGCGCCACCGGGCTGCGGACGGACTGGCCCACTGCGGCGCGCTCGTAGCTCATGTCACGGGTGACGGCCGGGATCAGGCCGGTCAGCTCGCGGGAGACCACGTCCAGCGCGTTGTAAACGGTGGGGATGAGATTGGTCAGGGTGTTGGCCATTTCAGTTCCTTGAGGGTCAGGCGTCGGTCACGACGCCCTGTTTCTGGATGTGCTCGTGCTGCGCGGCCGGAGTCATGGCGTCGAACGCCTGCCGGGTCACGCTGGGAGCGCTGGAGTTGTGCTGCCGACTGTGCTGCGTGCCGGCACCGTTGCTGCTGCTCGGCGCGGTGAAGTGCTTGCCTTCGTCGCCGCCGGCCCATTCCTTGATGAAATCGCCCACCGCCTTGTCGCCGGCCTTGACCACGCGCGCGTCGCCATCGGCGACCACGCTCAGCTGCGAACCCAGCAGGGCCTTGGCGGCCTTCAGGTGCACAGGGTTGGTCACGCCCGCCTTGGTAAGCTCCTCGGTCAGCGCCGCATCGCGCAGGCTGCCGTGGAAGGCACCCTCGATGTCGGCCCTGGCCTTGTTCGCTGCATCAAGGTCCTTCGTGGCCTTGGTCAACGCCTTGTTGGCTTCGGTCAGCTGCTGCTTGATCTGGTCGCGCTCTTGCTCCACGCGCTCCAGGTCTGCCGGATCAATCTGCTGGCCCTTGCGGGCATCGCGAAGCTCTTTGATCAGCTTCTCGTTGTTGGCCTTCAGGCCTGCGACTTTTTCCGAAACGGCAGCCTCAATGGCGGCCTGCACCTCAGGTGCAGTCAGGTCGATTCCACTCACGGGGTTGTGTCCTCAGGACGGTTGCGGGCTCAGCCCAAAGAAAAAGCCCCGCTCAGCGGGGCTTGGTGTGCTTGCAGCCGGGAGGCTGCGGTATCTGTTCCGCCTCTTGGACGGTCAGCTATTCAACATGCGCGCCACACTGGGCGCACTTGAGGCCGCGGGTGCCGCGGTGGACGATCTTGCCGTCCTTCGCCACGGCGATGCCGGTACGAACCTCGATCATGGTCCTGGAGCCGCACTTGCATTCGACGATACGGGCGCTCGACAACCGCTTGGCGCGGTCGCGCTTGCCACCATCAATCGCTCGCAGCTCTGCCATCTTGGATAATCATGGCCGCTACTACGGCCCTGTCAAGCCTTCCCGCCGCCGCAATTCCGCCAGCGTGAGCCAGCGGCCGCGGTCGTCGCTGAACTTGTCGAAGGTCACCTTGCCGGCACGTAGCAGGGCGCCACGCTCCGGGCCAAGGATCTCGTCCTGCCGGGCCGCACTCTGCCGCGCCAGCCACTGCCCGTAGGTGGTATCCGCCGGCACCTGCCCATCCATGCTTGCGCGCGTGGCAGGCGGCACGTCGTCCACGTCCAGTCCCAGCTCGCGCCAGGACTTCAGCACCGGCACCGACACGCTGCGGCAGTTGAAGTGAAGCCGGCCCGGGCCGTCGCCCCATGGCACCTTGTGGCCGACCGGCTTGTGCGGGACGGTCGCCGTGTAGTCCAGCCCGTCGCGCACGCGGCACATCGGACTGGTCCGGCTGTCAAGCGTCGAGACCCACTTCAGCGCCTTCACGATGTCGGCGTTGGCGTCGTAGGTGAGCTGGCGCGCCGTCTGCGCGGTATGCGAGATGGCCGTGCGCACGACCGCCTCCAGCTCGCGGCGCGGCCGGTTCAGCAGTCCGTCGGCGTAGTTGCTGGCGCGGCTGCCGCGAATCTGCCGGACGATCTCCGGCACCGTGCGGCCCTCGACAAAGCCGGCGCGCACCGCGTTGCGGATCGCCGTCGCGCGGCTGGCCTCCAGGTTCGCCATCCAGTCAACCAGCAGCCGGCCCTGGAACGGGCGGCTCAGGGCGGCGGCGTAGACCTGCTCCAGCGCCACGCCGTTGACGGGCACCTGCACGGCGACCGCCGGCGGCACCACGGCGCGCAGGGTGCGCACTTCGTAGGCGGCCTCGTACTCGCCGAAGCTGCGCAGGTCGGTTTCCAGCGCGGCCAGCACCGCGCGGTAGGCCGAGGCGTTGGTGGCGCGCACGGCGCCCAGCACCTCCTCCAGACGCTCGACCGTGAAGCTGGCGGCCTCCAGGCGCATCAGCGCCTCGGACAGCTGCGCCACCAGCCTGGCGTCCGACCGGTTCAGCACCGCGATCATGCGGCGCACGACGTCCACGCTGTACCGCTGCAGGTCTACGGCGTGGTCGATCGCCTCGTCTTGCAGTGCTGCGTTGACCGTGGGCATCAGGCGTCCTCGGCGCCCTCGTCATCTGGCGCGGTGCCCATCATGCCCAGTGGCGGGCCTTCCTCGGCCACCTTGGCGGCCTCGTCTACGGCGTCTACCTCCGGCGCCAGATCGCCGCGGCGCTTGAACTCGGCGATGGCGGTCTCCCGGGAGATCAGGCCGCCCTGCCACAGCTCCTTTATCAGCTTCGCCGAGGCTTCGCCCAGCGTGGCCTCGCCGTAGCCGTCGTACAGCTCGACGCTTCCTGCCTGCTCGACCGGGATGTCGGCGTACATGGCCGTGAACACCAGCGCCTGGTCCAGCGCGTCGGCGAAGTTCTCCGCGATGCGCTGCAGGTCGGATTTGTTGCCCTCGGCGTCGTTGGCAGCTTCGGTCGCGCTGCGGTCGCCCGGCTTCTTGACCAGCAGCTCGGCGCCGGCCTGGATCATCTGTTGCTCGAGATCGGCCAGCGACTTGGCGCCGGCTTCGATCGCCGCGCCGGAATGCTCGACGAACTTCATGTCTCCGCCGGCCGGGATTTTCACCGCGGAAGATGCGCCAACGGTCAGCGCGCTCTGGTCGTCTGCACCGATGATGGCCAGGATCGGCACGCGCGCGGCGTGCAGGATCGTGTCCTGGTCACTCTGGGACTGCCAGTGCTTGATATTGAGGTAGGCCACGTCCAGCAGCGGCGGCTTTCCAGACATGAAGCCCTCGCGCACGCCGTACAGCGGCACGAAGGGGATGGCGTCGAGCGACGTGGTGCCGGACTCAACCAGCGCCCACGACTTGCGCTGGCCAGTGCCGACGGTCTCGCGATATAGGGACCAGAAGCCTGGGCGAAGGACGCGCACCTGCGGCACCAGCTTCGTGCCGAACTCGCCGTCCTCTTCTTCGTGCGTCTCCAGCAGACGGAGCTGGGAGAGCTGCACCTTGCCGCCGACAAGTGCCGTGCGCCAGCCCAGGATCTGCCCGTGCTTCACGCGCACCCAGTACGGGCGCTGTCCGCTGGCCTCCTGCTCGGCGCGGCTGCGGAATGCGCCAGCCGGAACGCGCGGGTAGTCCACCAGGATGCCGGCCAAGCCGTAGCCCACGTCCTCGCGGAACATCTCCGCGGCGAAGCTGTGCAGGCTCACACCCTGCTGGTCAATGTCCTCGGCCCATCGCTGGATGCTCGGCGCCGCATCCTTCAGCGTCAGCGCCTTGGAAAAGGGCTTGCCCGACATCACGTTGACCGTGCGTTTCCACGCCGGGAACAGCGTGGCGGTCTGCAGCCGGGCGCTGTACGCCTCAACTTCCTCGGCTGGCCACTTCGGCAACAGGCCGGTGCCGGCCTCGCGCATCTTCGGCGTGCCGCCGTCCAGCGCTTCGAGCTTGGCCCATTGCGCCTGCAGTGCTCGAATCTCGTCGTTCGGTTCGTTGACGGCAAGCGCCATTTCAGATCCTCAGGGGTTGCACGATCGCCATCCGGTGCTGGATCGGGTAGCGGTAGCAGATGAAGTAACCGGCGGCGTCGACCACGTGGTCCAGGCCGCCTGATTTGTCGGGCTCGCCGTGCTTGTCGTAGGCCTGCTTTTCCAGCGCTTCGACAAGATCTGGGCAGTGCTCCGGGTGGACGCGATACCGGCGCGCGCCCTCGTGGTGCACCATCCGGTTGACCGACAGCACGCGGTCCTTGACGCGCGGGTTGGCGGGGTTCGTGCGCAGACTGAAACCAGCCTGCCGGATCACGGCATGGTCGGACTCACTGGCGTTGTTGCTCTTGCGCGACTGGCCGGTGGCATCCGGGTAAACGATGATCGGGTGGCCCGGATGCTTGGCGCGCAGCAGGGCGCACATGGCCGGCGTGTCCAGGACCTTCGTGTACTCCATGACCGCATGCGGGTCGTCGCCGCGCAGGACGTGCACGACCGCCGACATCCGGCCCACGTTGAAGTCCATGCCCACGTGCAGCGCCTCGGCCGGCTGGATCGTTTCCGTGCTGGCGTTCTGGCGCCGGTCGAATTCCGGATAGACGCTTCCGGCCACCAGGTTTACGAACTCGCCGTCCAGGTACGCGGCCAGCAGGTTCGACGGGTAGCTCGCGCGCAGGCTGTCGATGTAGCCATCGGGCAGGTTGCGCGAGTTGGACATCGTGCTGGCGCGGATGATGCGATACCCCTCTACTGGGTTGCGCTGCCACCGGTCGTACACGAACCGGAACCCTTCGGGCGTGGTGGCCACGCCGACGGTGTTCAGGCTCCCGTCCGGCTTCTTCTGCCGGTTGCGGGAGATGATCTTGTTCCACGCCTCGCGCGCCTTGTCCTCGGGCAGCGTGTCCAGCTCGTCCACCAGCGAATCCGCCACCTCGTAGCCGATGATCCGCTCGGGGTTGTCCATCGTGCGGAAGATGATCGAACCCGCATCCTGGACGTGGATCATCTTGTCGTTCTTGTTGGGCTTGAACCGCAGGCCCATCTCCTCCAGCTGCTCGTAGAAGCGCGGGAAGCCGATCGTCGTCACCATGTCGTATGTCGGCAGGTAATAGCCGACGTTCTGCTTTGGGTACTGCAGCTTGCGCGCCATCGCGCGCGTTACCGCCGCATGCGTCTTGCCTGAGCCGAAGCCAGCGACGAAGGCCGGGAATTGCTCCTTTGCGGTGACGAAGTCGAGCTGCGGCCTAGTGAGTCGAATCTGACGGACGTTCGTCGTCATAGCACAGGAACTGGATCACCGGCACGCCGAGCTGTTCGACGCGCGCCTCCATGTCCACCTTCTCGGTCGGCTTGCCCCAGCCGCGGTCCAGCAGGGCGATGGCCGCGGTGATGCGGTCCTTGGGGTCTCCGGACTTGTCCAGCATCAGCTGCTTGAGCGTGTCCACCGCCTCGACGGTCACCGCGCGGCACAGCTCGGTCAGGCTCTCGCCATTGGGTCCCAATCTGGGACTACGCCCACCCGGGTTGCCAGACTTGCCCTTCTCCCAGGTCGTCTTGTTCTTATGCTTTTCGCCAGCCATTACCGAATCGCTCCACTGCGCCGATTGCCTTCCATGCACACCGCCGTGGCGATGCGCTGCTCCAGCACGCTCTCGGCGTAGTCCTTCCAGGCGTAGGCGTGCAGCTGCCAGATCACGACGCTGCGCTCACTGACCGCCACGTCCGCCGGGATCGCCTTCCGCGGCGCGTCGTACTCGGCGCAGTCGATCCTCGGCGCCAGATAGGCGGGCGGTTTGCTCCCCAAGCTCGCGCATGAGGTCAGCGTCAGGAGCAGGGCAAGCGGCAGGCACTTCGACAATGCGGTCACGGTAGCGGACCTCGATCTGGGTCAGACGGTTGTTGGACTGAGCGGTGTGGGTGTCGACGGTCTCTCGCGCCTTGGCCGCTTCCAGGTAGGCCGCGACATCGCGCTGGCGTGCCTTCTTCAGCTCATTGACCTGCGCGCGCGCCGCGTCTCTTTCCTGCCTGGCATTGTCGGCGCTGGCATCGGAAACAGCGGCATTCCCGCGAAAGTACAAGGCGGCCAGCACGGCGATGACTGCCAGCACCGCGACGGCGATAGCGGTCAGCTTCCACAGGTTGGCGCGGATCGTGGCGAGGATCACCGCGCCCCCAGCAGGCTCTGCAGCAGCATCAGCCACTGGTCTGCGGTCAGGTAGCCGGCAACCAGCAGCACGGCGCCGATGGCGCCCAGCCACAGGATCATCCGGTTGCGCGGGATGTCACTGGCCACGGTACTGGTCCAGCAACGCCTTGACGCTGGTGTACAGCTTCAGCGCCCAGTCGCGGACGTAGGGGACGACGGAAGCGCACACGGCGCCGGCGATGAAAGCGAGGACTTCGGTCATGGCTCGTATCCCATGCAGAGGCGGTATTCGGCTTGGCGCCGGTTGGTCAGGCCGCGCACGACCTTCCCGCCGGCGCGGTTCCAGCGCAGCAGTTCCTTGCAGAACTCAGCCGGGCCGGCGCCGGCGTTGACCTTGCGCACCAGCGTGGACTTGCACGCCGCGGCGCTGCCGACGTTGTACGACCACGACAACAGGGCCGCCCACTCGTGGCGGCGCAGGTCGACGTCGATGCAGGCATCCAGCACCTGCAGGTACTGGCCAAGCCGGCTGTGCAGCTTGGCCGCGCATTCCTGTTCGGTGTAGCGGCGCTGCTCGATGACGCCCTGCGTCTCGCCGTAGCAGTAGGTCAGCACGCCGACGATGTCGCGGTATGGTTCGGGCTCGTAGCCCTCCCACGGCTTGACGATGGTGGCGGCCAGCGCGATGACACCCGCGGCAGCGACGGCGGCGAGGCGGGCTTTCACTTGCGGAACCGTGCCGTCAGTGCGCGCACGTCGGCTACACGTGCCTTCCACCAGTCCATCCACAACCCCCAGTTCTTGACCACGGTCGTGGCGAGAAGGACCGCGGTGTAGGCGATGGTGAGCAGCACGGCCACATCGGCCAGCGCCCAGCCCTGTGCGGCGGATACCGCCGATCCAACGACGGCAGGCGTGGCTTTGGCGCCACCGGCCACCAGGTCGGCAGTAATCTGATCTCGCACTTCTATTCCCCTGTGTAGGTGCCCCGCGACCGACCAAGGCGGCGCTACGACAGTGGGGAGAGCCACTGCGGCGGGGCGAAACTCGGCAACCCGAAGATTGCGTAACTGGAATGCAACTCAGCGCTTGCGCGCGGGCTTCTTCTTCGGCAGGCGCAACATCTGCACCGGATCCGATGATCCGCAGTCGATGCGGCAGGTGTGCTTGACGGCCTCGCCGGCGGACATGCCGCTGCGCATGGCAGACATTGCCGCGGCCGCGCCGCTGCCGATGGCGGCCTCACGATCCAGCAGCGGGAACGGCGGGAATTCGTCCTCGACGATCCACAGCCCGCCGTCCGGCCGCATGATCAGCAGGCAGCTGTCCTTGAGCTTCGGCGGGTCGCCCTGCTCGCCGCCCAGCAGCCAGCACATCGCGGCCCAGCAGCGATGCCAGGTGCCGGCGCCACCTACCAGCGTGCCGTCGGCCAACTGCACGATCTTCTGCGCGCGCAGGCGGTAGTCGCCGGTCAGCTGCGTGTCCGCCGCCATGCATCCGTCTTTGGCGGCGACGGTGGTCACGCGGCGCGCTCCTCAAACATCGCCGAGTTCACCCTGCTGCGCGCTACCTCGCCGTGCTCCCGATGCAGCACGATGGCCTGCATCGTCCGGCCCGAACGCCAGCCGCCGTCGTTGGCGTAGGCGTCCTTGGCAGCGAGCGTATTGAACGATTCGACGCTCACGCCCGGGTATTCCTTCTTCGACTCGTGGTGGATGTGGCCCTGCCACCAGTAACGCCAGGTGCACTCGCCCCAGTCGCTTGCCCGGTCGGCCGCCATCACTCCTGGCAGCTTGTCCGGCTTGCAGCTGTGGCCGTGGTGCATGCCGATCAGCACCTTGCCCCAGCGGTAGTAGTTGAACACCGACGGCGTCACGTCAACCGTGACCCGAGGCTCGCGCTCGTAGGCGATCGCCAGCAGGCGGGCCAGCCACATCGCGCCGGTCTCGTCGTGGTTGCCGCGCACGTTCACCACATGCACGAACTTGTGCTTGGTCAGCGCCGACTCGATGCACTGGCGGATGGTCATCACGGCCACGTCGATGACCTTGGCGTAGCGCCCGTCCGCGTCCAGCATGTGCCCAGACCGCGGGGTCTTGGCCTCCATGCTGTCGTAGTGCAGTGCGTCACCGAGGTTGACGATGATGGCCTGTTCCGTCGCCGGCGCAGCCTGCACAAGAGCATCCATCGCGCTGCAGTGCACCTTGCGCGCCAGCTCCAGGTCCCAGTCCTCGCCAGTCTCGGCCGCCCAGCTATACATGCCGATGTGCGGGTCGCCGATCGGGTACGCCGTCAGCAGGTCGGTCGACCACACGCCGGACGCCTTGCGGGGCGCGACGCGAGGCAGGTCTGCCACCAGCGCGGCAAGCGCGGCTTCGATGGCTTCCTGCTGCGCCTGCTGGTCGGCCGTGGTCTTGACCCACTGCGCCCTCACGCTGCCGTCGTCGCCGTACAGCGTCGAGGTGCCCTTGACCGCGTACCCGGGCGCCACCGGATGCACCATCTGGTGCTCGGGCGCCCAGCCACGGCGCGCGGCCAGTACCGGGTCGGTCTCCTGCTCGGCCTGGATGATGAAGCTGTGCCTGGTCCCGTTGGCGCGGCAGAGACCGCGGCCTGTGCCGTTGCGGACCGCCCCCTCGGCGCCGCACTTGGGGCAGCGCATCAGTCTCGGCTCCTGCAGCGCTCGACCTTCTCGCGAAGGTCGCGCAGGACCTTCAGCTGATACAGGTCGACGACGCAGCCTTTCGTCCGGCCGCACTCGGCGATGACTTGCTGCTGCCGTGCGTGCACCCTCTCGAAATACTGGCAGCCATTCTCACACCCCGCCAGCATCAGTAACGCCACCACCGCGAGCCAGCGCATCAGCTGCCGTCCGCGTCGCTGGGGAGGTTGAGGGGCTGGCCGTCGAGCAGGCGCTGCGCGATCGGGCCAACACGATGGGTATTGATCACCGTCCGCCGGGCAATATGGATCGCCGCCTGCTCAAGCGTCACCTCAGGTCCATCTTCTTCCGCCACGGGCAGCCGGGCATTTCGCGGCAGCGGCGCACCCTCCTCTCGCTCCAGCTCTTCCTGCAACATCGCCAGCGCACGCCACGCCACCTTCGCGCTGTGCCTGGTTCCGTCCGTGTCCATCGTTCCGGCATCCATCAGATGTCGGATGATCTTGTTCTCGTGATCCATCGACTTTCCGCGCGCCCAGTGCATGGGCTGGCCCGGGTTGTGCTGGTCGTTCCCGATCTTGCTGACCCTCGCCACGGCCGCCAGGGCTGCCGGAAAGTAGAACAGCAGGCCGTCAGCCAATGGGTACTCGTTGCGCTCGGCAGCGCCGGTCGGCAGCGCGCTCATGCCGGTTTGTTCCCGAACTTCAGCCCATTGAACCAACGGCGCAGGACGTAGCTGCGCACCAGGCTGATTGCCGTGAAGACGACGCCGATGCCGAAGGCCTGGCTCCCGGTCACATGGAAGCCGAACCACGGCAGAACCACCATGTTCGCGCACCAGTTGATCGTGAAGCCCACGGCGATGTTCGCCCAGGCCTCCGCAAAGCTGCCTAGCTTGGTCTGACTCATGGCTCTCTCCAGCCGGGGTGTAGGGTGGTATGCCGGGCGGGATTGGAACCCGCGCAGCTACCGGAACCAGAAACGCAAACGCCCCGCACGAGGCGGGGCGCAGCTGTCCACAATGGGGTTAGTGTGGGCAGTGTTGGGCGGCTGTCAAGCCTGCTGAGGCGGCGGAGGAAGCGGCATCCAGTGGGTGGGCTCGTCCACGTACACCGGCTCGTCGTAGTCGCCGCGCCACCAATGGTCCCAGTACGCAAGGCTTATGTAATCGCCGCCGTAACACTCCCTTGCTCCGAATATCAGGATTCGCGTCCCATCCTTCGGCGCTGTCTCGATTGGCTGCCATTCGCTCACGCCACCCTCCTCTCGCCCCGCTCCCAGTACGCCCGCTCTGCCCGGGCGACGGCCTCCTCGGCCAGCACCCACAGGATACGCGCCGCGCCCTCGGTGAGCAGCAGCCAGTCCTGCTCGGCGACCTCGGCCGGCCGCAGGTGGTCGTGCACCTCGTCCTTCGTGACGCGCAGGTAGGCGGCCCAGACGATGATGCGCATGTACGGCTTGCACCGGCGCGCCGCTCGGTTGCGGTCGGCTGCCATCGCCGCGGCTACGGCCCGGCCCACGCGCACGGCATAGCCCGTCGTCTGGCACACGATGTCGTAGGCGATGTCGGGGCCAACGTCGCTGGGATTCTGCCGCGCGTAGCTCAGCGCATGGGCGAGCTGGTGCGCGGCCGGCACATGCGCTGAGCGCGTGCTGCGCCCTTCGGCGGGCATGCGGTACGTGCTCTCGCCCGTCAGCCGGCCCAGCCGCTCCCAGAACGTCCGCCGCTCGCCGTGGTTGAAGGTGTCGGTCATGGACGGATCAGCAAGGCGCGGATGGTGTGGATGGGGTGACGAAGCCAGAACTTCCAGCCGAGCAGCAGAATTGCGGATCGAAGCATTTGAGCGTGCAGACGCGCCAGCTCACGGTCAGATTGCTCGCGCAGCTCGCCCCAGCTCTTGTCGAGCAACATCATTGACTCTTCGAGTCCTGCTGTCCATTCGGCTTGCTTGTTGTCTTCGGTGGTCATGCCGCTATCCTCTTGACGTATGAATCCATAAGGTCAGCTCCCTTGCGCGACTTCGTGTTTCTTACATGCTTTGCCCAATCTCCGTTGGCCTTGGACATCCCGCCGCAAGTCAATCCAGTAGCCTCACACTCGGCGTAAAACCAGTCCGCCTGACTGAACATGCCAGCGCTATATCTTGGAAGAACGCGCGCTCGAACTGATGGATGACTCGCGAGCAACTCTGCTACGTATCGGAGCATTTCCTTGCCTTGCGGGGCGTTCTGCCGCGATGCACCGTAGAGCAACACGTAAACCGAATCGATCATCTCCACCAATGAATCGGCTTCCGCCTTAGCTGTGGCCAATCCATCACGTAGCGCGGTGTCTAACGTGAACTGTGCGGCACGGATAAGATCGCTTGGGTGTGGCGCAGGCATAGCGTGAAGTTTGGCGTTTGCAAGATTGCACCGGAGGATTTGGCGAACATCTTTGCACCAGTGGAACCACTCTCTCCCGCCCGCATCCTGCACATTCCACTGTTTCAGCTTCCTGTGTAGTTCCCGCTCCATTCCTGACGCATCTCGCTGCTCGCTGGTCATGTAGACCCACAGCCTATGCGCGCTTCCCGTCTGCATCTGCCTCAGCCGAGAGTCGACGTCTACCGCCATGCCCACTTTGACGTACTCGGCCCCCTTGGTCCGAATCGCATACACGAATCCTGAGCTCACGCACTCCTCCTCGTCGGCCGAAAGCCGCGCTCTTTGGCCTCGAACATCAGGTCCTCGGCGATGCGGCGGGACAGTTCAAGGATGCCCAGCGCCGGGTCGTAGACGCCTACCAGGTCGTACTCGGCTGCGGCGCGGGGCGCCTCGACCATCACGCGGCCGACCGGATCGATGGTGATGGCGCGCGGACACTGAAACGACAGCACGCCGCGGGCCGCGCGATCAGCGACCGCGTGCACGGGCAGCTTCACCACGCTGCCGCACTGGATCTCTTGGGCGGTCATGGACTCCTCCTGCGGCGCCATTCGTAGCCGTTCGGCCGGTTGACGGAAATGACGCTGGACTCCGTGATGAATGAACCTGCCTTGATCAGCTGCCAGCCGATCCAGCAGCGCACGTCCTGCACGACCCGATTCCACTTTGCGCGCATCACCCCTGCCCCCTCTCATGCCGCTCGCTCGCAGCGCGGTACGCATCCCACAGCCCGAACTGGATCAGCAGCGCCGCAAACACGCGGCAGCTCTTGTCCACGCCAATCCTGTGCCCAAGCCAGAACGCCACCACACTCAGCGCGCCCGCCCACAGCCATGCCATCGCGTCCATCAGCCGCTCCTCACTTCCACCAGCACGCTGCCCTGCAGCTTGTCCCCGCGCGGCGACTGGTCGTACTCGAAGCGCAGGCGGGGGTCGTTGTCCGGCAAGCCGAACGCATCGGCGATGCCATCGCGCACGGCCTTGAGCGCGCCGCGCAGGTTGTCGTCGTCCAGGCGGATGCGTGACAGGCGGGTAAGCTTGACCACCACCGGCAGACTCATCACAGTCGTCATCGCGCGCGCTGCGAACCTCTGGTGCTTCACTCGCTTCGCCTTCACTCGCCAGTGGTCGCGGCCGTTCGCCTCGCTCACGGTCTGCACTGGCAACCATACGGTTTGAACCCTGACAGCACGGTCCTGATCTCGGATCATTTGCGGCAGGAGTCCAGCCACTTCGCGACATCGTCACGGTGGTAGTAGGCGAACTTCCCGATCTTCGTCACTTTCGGGCCGACACGCTTGCACGCCATGCCCGCGGCGTGCTGGACAGTGATTCCAAACTTCCTCGCGAACTCCTCGCGAGTCATGAAGTCATCGATCGAAGTGGCGCCCTTCTTTTGCCAGCCCATGCCCTTCGCATCAGCTCTTAGTTTCGCAACCTCATGCTTCAGTTGGACAAGCTCAATGTTTACGTTATCCATGTACTCAGTGAAGAAGGCCCAACGCACATACCAGTCGTTTAGCTCCTTCTTCAGCCCACCTTCTGACACATCGATATTCATCTGTTCCATTTCTGTCTCCCGTTGTTGTTCATGCAGCACCCCGCATTTCGCTCAGCGCCAGTGCCCGCTTCTTGTCGACCACCAGCACGCCGAGTCGGATCGCCTCCAGCAGCGTCTCGGCGATCATCTCCTTCTCGGTCTTGCCCCAGGTCCGCACGAACTCGTCCATGCCGGCATGCAGGTCGCTGTGCTCGGCCGGCGTCAGCGGCATCGACTCGAAGTCGCTGGTCTTGCGGTTGCCGTACCGGTGACCGATGCGGTGGTGCGCCTGCACGCCGATCATCCCGCTGGCAGCGGACGGCAGCGTATGGACCCATGCCAGGTACTCCGGGCACTTGTCGGGCAGTTTCGCGTTGAGGTCGATGATCATGCGGCCGCCTTGAATGTGGGATCGGACCACCGCACGCCGCGCTCGGCGCCGAATGCCTCGATCAGGGTCTGCAGGTCGCACATCTCGCCGACCTTCATGCGCGAGGTGCGGCCGCCCAGCATCACGAACCCGCCCTCGATGCCTTGGGCGACGCGCTGCCCCTTCGTGTGCGCCGCGGTGAAGATGTCCTTCCAGTCCTCGGGCGCCAGTCGCTGCATCTTGCCGTCGACCGGCCATTCCACTTGGCGCGAGATGTCGGTCAGCAGCGCCCAGAGCCGGCTGTTCTGCTCTAATGATCGGGTCGGCTTGGCTTCCGTGATCTCGACCTTGGCCGACTGGCCCAGCTCCAGGAACTGGCAGGCGAAGCGCCACGCGGCCGTCATCCGGTCCCGGGCGTTCTCCGGCCTGAGTACGAACGTCGTCATGCAGCCCTCCGGTTCTGTGCCATGCGCCATTGCACGCGCGCGTAATCGGCGCACACCTGGCGGCAGTTCGTGTTGCAGCGATCGCAGGTCTCTGGCATCGCTTCGACCTCGGCCTTCCACTGGCTGAGCGGCAGGCGCGCGATGCGCTGGGCGAAGTCCCCGAGGCAGTAGGTAATGGCCATCAGAAGTCCGGCCCCGCACCAGCAACCTTTCCCCAGCGCTCCCCAGCGACGCGCTTGGCCGGGCTCATCTCGGCCACCGGCAGGTCGCCCTCCCAGTCGCGCAGCGCCATGTGACGGAAGTCGTTGCGCAGGTAGACCGTTTTGCCCGCTTCGATGTCGCGGCCCTTGGCCAGGATCAGCTCGACCACGCCCTTCAGGTGCGTGTCGCGGTTGTAGTAGTCCTCGCGGTGCAGGAAGGCGATCACGTCGGCCTTCTGCTCCAGCTCGCCGGATTCGCGCAGGTCGGACATGGTCGGGCGCTTGTCGGTGCGGGTGCTGGGCGCGCGGTTGAGCTGCGCCAGGCCGACCACCGGGCAGTTGAACTCCTTCGCCAGCGTCTTCAGCCCCTGAGCGATGCGGCCGTACTCGAACCGAGCCTCCTGAGCCTTCACCTTGAAGTCGTGGATGTGGTCGACCACCAGCAGGCGGATCGGCTCCTTCATGTGCAGCGACCTGGCGCGCGCCATCAGCTGGACGATGGTCAGGTCGGGCGTGTCGTCTACGTAGAGCGCTGCTTCCTTCACCTGGCGCAGCGCCGAGGTTACCTGGCCCCAGTGGTCTTCCTCCTCGTTCGGCGCAAGCAGCCAGTCGTGCGGCACATTGCCCAGCGACGCGATGTTGCGGCGGTGGATCTGGGCCCTGCTCATCTCCAGCGAGAACACGGCGGTGCGCACGCCGCGGCAGGCGTTCATGAGCGCCAGGTTCAGGCCGGCGATCGACTTGCCCATGCTGGGCCGGCCGGCGATCAGCACAAGCTCGCCATCCTGCAGGCCGTGCGTCGCGGCGTTCATGTCCGCCCATGGCCATGGCGTGCCGGTCATGCCGCCCTTGGCCTCGACGCGGCGCTGCAGGTCGGTGAACCAGTCCTTCAGCGAGTCAGAAGCCAGCGCAAGGCCGCCGCGCTGCTTCGGCAGCAGGGCCGACACGCGCACCTGTGCGTTGGCCAGCACCTCGCCCGCGTCGCCGCTGGTGGTGTCGAACCCCTGCCCGACGATCTCGGTGCCGACGTCGATCACGCGCCGGCGCAGCGCCATCTCGGCCACGATCTCGGCATAGGCCACGATGTTGGCTGCAGACGGCGTCGTGCTGGAGAGTTCGATCAGGTAGCCGCCGTTGTCCACCAGCTCGGCCTGGCCCTGCGACTCGAACCAGTCGGCCAGCGTCACAGCGTCGAACGGCTTCTTGCGCTCGGCCAGCGCCTCGATGCCGCGCAGGATCATCTGGTGGTCCTGCCGGTAGAAATCATCCGGCGTCAGGATGGCCTGCACCTGCCACAGCGTTTCCGGGGCCAGCATCAAGCCGCCCAGCACCGCCTGCTCGGCGTCGATCCGGTGCGGCAGCACGCGGGCGTCTTCGAAGTCCATCACTCGTCCCTCTCAAGCCGATCCATCGCCCGCTCGAAGACCTTGGTCACCACGTCAGCGCGCAGCAGGTAGTCGAAGGTCGGGCGCCAGTTGGCGTGCGGCTCGCGGTACGGACCGGTGCCGTTGAGGAAGTCGTCGTCCTGGCACTCGGCGAAGTACGCCTCCCAGAACGGGACCGACCGGCGCTGCGGCGAGGCGACCCATGCAGAGCGGATCAGGGTCTTCCGCTTCGTGGTCAGTTCCCGGACCTTGGCCAGGCCGGTCATCGTGGCGTTGTAGGCGTCGACGATCTGCTGAAAAGGAACACGGTCGCCGGACGGTGCGTCGGCGACAGCCGATGCACAAGAGCTTTTCTCTCTCTCTGTCTCTCTCTCTGTCTCTCTCTCTGGGGTAGCGGATTGCAAGCATTCTGCTAGCACTTCGCTATCAAAGATCAAGAAACCCTTTTCAATCAATGGGGTTAGACCCTGCTCTACATCGGCCACCGGCCAACGCAACCGGAAGGCCAGGAACTCGGGATCGCAACGGAACTTGCCCCCTGCGTATTCACTCGCAAGCAGCCACAACATGGGCGCTAGCGCCTTGCTAGCAATCGGCAAGCACTGGAATTCGTAGTCGTCCAGCAGCCCACGATGGAGCTTCAGCCACGGCGGGCTGCGATCCTTGTAGTGCTGGAACTGGTCCCAGTTCTTGACCGATGCGTAGCGCATCCCTACTCCCCAAGATCCAGTTGCGGCGTCGGCACACGCCGCGCCTCAGCACGCGCCATTTCGGCCGCGCGCTGGCTGTTGAAGGTGGCCCGCTCGTCAGGAGTCATCGGCGGGACCGGTGCGAACACGCACGCGAATGCAGCCTCCAGGCGCTGGAAGTAATCGGGCTTCATGCGGCCGGCCTCGTCGGCGGCGGCATCGGCCGGGTGTGCTTCCGCATCCAGTCCTTGCGCGCCTTCTCCTGCCGGCGCTGGGCCAGGTCGATGACTTCGGCGCTCGGAACTTCATCCCAGCGGCGCTGTACCTCGCGGATGACCTGCTCGGTGGTGTCCATCACGCAGCCCCTCGCGTCAGTTCGACGGACCCGAGACGGATGCCGGTCGCCGGCTCAAGGCCGGGCGTCTTGGCGCGCGAAGCATTCACCGCGCGAAGGATCTGATCGAAATCCGAGATGCGAAGCGCGACGTGATCGACTGGCTTGTTCGATGCCTTCATGGTCGCGATGTACTGCTTCGCGCGCTTGATCGTGGCGGCAGCCTGTACGGGCTTCGTGAGTGTGGAAACGTCCTCCAGGCTCATGCGGCCACCTTCCCTGCCGCGACCAGTGCGCGACGCGCGACTGGACGGCAGACGCCGATCTGGCGCGAAACCTCGGCGATAGTGGGCTTCTCAAGAACGTCATAGATGGCGCCAGCAGCTTCGGCTAATGCGCGATCGCGGAACTTCTCCGCAAAGGCGGAGTGCTGAGCCTCCACTTCTCCGGCGCCATTAATGCGATCTGGATTCGCCAGGTAGAACAGGATGGTCGGCATGTCACCGCCAGTGACCCGAAGGCACGCCGCCAGTGACCCGAAGGCAGCGCGGATCTCGGCGTCCTCAGGTACACGCAGGCCGTAGGATGTGTTGGGCTTGCTCATCAGGAACCTCGCAGGGCTTCGGCGAGCACGCGCTTGTCGTGGATCAGTTGGGCGATCTGCTCGCGTGCCTCGCGCAACTGGCGTTCGGTTTCAGATTCGAGGGGGCGCAGGCTGCGCGGGTCATCACCCAGTTTCATCAACAGCCAGTACAGCGGCGCCTTGTTGCCGCAGCTCTCCATCAGGCGCACGAGCTGCTCTCCGCTCGGGGCGTTCTGGCCGGTCTTGCAGCGCGACCAAACCGCGTCCTGCATCCCCATATCGGCGGCGATGGCTTTGTCCTGCTTGCCGGACTTGCTGGCGCAGTAAGTGAGGACAGCGCCCCAAGTCTGCTGCCGCGCGATGTCGGCTAGATCAATAGCAACGGGCTCGCCTTTTAGGGGAAGCTGGGCCTGTAGGTCTATGTGAGTCATGAGCATTGACGAGCCTTGATCAACGGTTTCGGGCGAAAAAGCAGCCCCGCCCCTTCCGGAGACGAGCCTTGGTTTCAAGCTGCTTTCGAGATGAACGCTTCAGCGCTCAGCGTCACGCCGCGCGACTTCGCCAACTCAATGAGCCGGCGATAGTTGTCCTCGTTCGGGAAACGCTTGCCGCGCTCGTAGAGCCGGATCGCGTGGGTGGTGCAGCCGACGGCGTCGGCGATCTCGGCTGTGGAAAGGCCGGTGCGGCGAATGAGTTCGATGGCGTCCATGCGCGAACCGTAACACGCCGTAACGGTTGAGCGCAACGGGGTGTTACGGTCATGACCGCCTATTCATGTAACGGACCGTTACAATCTTTCTCTCAATCCCTGCGACGGCCACCTCACACAATGCACTGGTACGAACGGGTAGCTGCCTCACTTCGCAGCCGTGGAGTCTCCAACGCGGAAGTAGGCCGGTCCTTGGACCCCAAGGTCACCGGCCAAGCCATCACCCTGAAGCTCCAGGGGAAGCGCCCGGTCACAGTCGACGAACTGAAGGTCATGGCCGGATTGGCCGGCATGACCGTGGCCGAAGCGGTGGGGGATGATGCTGTGGTGATCGAACTGAAGGACGAGATGGACCTGATCGAGCTGTACCGGCTGTTGACGCCGGAGCAGCGCAAGATGCTGCTGGGGCTTGCCCAGCAGTTGGCCGGATCCAAGGGGAGCGCCTCATGACAAGCACCGCCAAGACCTACCTATTCGTGTTGGGCGTACCAGCAGCCCTGTTCGTGGCTTACATCGGCTGGAAAGTCGCAACCGCCGATCCGCAGGCCGCGAAGGATCGCCAGGCGATCGAAGTCTGCGACGTCATGGCCAAGCACGGGAGCATGTCGCCGGCCGATTGCCAGCAGTTGCGCACCGACTACCGCGCCAAGTACGGCACCGCGCCGTAATCCAATCGTTCCAAATACGCAACACTGAGTTACGGAAATAACCGTAACAGGGTGTTGCGCTTTGCTGCCCCTAACCGTAACATGGCGTCACGGTTCGGCGGTATCCGGTAACCCTGAGTTACGGCCTCGAACCCCACGCCCCACCCACGGGGCCCAGCGGAAGGAGAGAGCCGTGATGCAGGACCACTTCACCAACACGCACATCCTGCAGGAGCGCACCGAGGACGGCTGGCGCGACCTGCAGGGGTTCGTCAGCCAGGAGCTGGCGGACGTTCGCTGCGAGCAGCTGCAGGCGTCGTCGGACGCGACGGGATCGGGGCGCGAGTTCCGGGTGCTGTCGTGGCTGCCCACCCTCACCCCGGCGCAGTTGGCCGAGGGTGACCTGACGGAGGAGTTGCGCTGATGAGCCTATTCCCCGACATCCGAGTCGCGTTTGCTGTGTTCGACCGCGCTACTGGTCAGTCCGTCCACACCGGCTCCTATCGACTCGCTGACGATACCGAGCGCCGTGCCTTTGGCGAACGCTGCCATCAAGCCATCGCCGATGGATACCTCATTCAAACGTGGTGCGCAGACGCTAGGGAGCGTGCGTGATGGCTACCGCATACGACACCTGGAATACCTACGACGCCGAGGGCGAGCGCGCAGCGGAACGTGGCGAGGCTATTGATCGTCTCGTGGACGAATACCGCGCCGACCCCAAGAAGCTGCGCGAGGCCGAGAGCTGGACGGCCGGCACGTTCGATGGCGAGCACTACACCGCTGTGTCGCTGGCGCTGCACGCGCTGCACCGGATCGAGCCTGCGGACCTGCTGGGATCGGACGCCCTCGCCAACCTGTACCGCCTCGCCAAGGTCGATCACGAAGCCATCGAGGCGCAGCTCTACGAAATGGCAACGCTTGAGCTGGACCGGGGGGCTGTCGCATGAACGCCATTGAGATCCTGCGCGCCGCAAGCCGCAGCGTGCCCAACGAGGATTACGTGCAGTTCATGGCGGCGGTGGATGCGGTGGATGCGGTGGAGGCGGCGGTGGATGCGCTTGAGAAGGCCGAGCTGCACCTGGCCGCCATCGGTACGCCGCGCGACGCACAGGGCCGCTACCACAAGGACGGCGAGTGGACGTTCGGCGAGGCGCTTCCGCGTGATGCAGATGCTCGCGAAGTGTCGGCCGCGTTCGCACTGGTCCGCGCCGCCATCGCCAAGGCCAAGGGAGAGCAGCCATGACCTTCGACCGCTTCGACCGCCGCAACTACCGCGAGTGGCCCGAGACGACGCGCGCCGAAGTCCTGCCCGTCGCCGGGCTGCTGACCCGAAACGCTGATATCGACCTGCGCCGCGGTGAGTTGGCGTGGGTGGGATGCGCCAATGGCTAAGCTCACCAAGGCTGAGATCAAGGCGCATAACGAGGCGATGGCGCTGGTCGACTGCGGACGTAACCTGCACGACGAGGAAAAGGAGTTCATCCTGGACAACTGGCAGGAGTCGGCGACGCACGTCAATTCCGCTGCCGGCGCGTTCTTCACGCCGCGCGGTCTTGCCAGCGACTTTGCCATTGAGGTCGGCGGCAGCTCCGTTGAACTTGGCCCGTGCATCGACATATGCGCCGGCATTGGTTCATTGGCCTACCACGTCTCCCACAAGTTCGACCGCATCGTCTGCGTCGAGGTGAATCCGGAGTACGCCAGGATTGGCCGCCGTGTCGTCCCAGAGGCTGAGTGGATTGTCTGCAGCGCCTTCGATCCGCGCGTGCTGGAGCTTGGTGTGTTCTCTTGGGCGATCAGCAACCCACCGTTCGGGAAGATCAAGGCTGACGACTATCACGGCAAGTACAGCGGCAGCGAGTTCGAATACAAGGTGATCGAGCTGGCATCGCGCCTGGCGTGGTTTGGCGCCTTCATCATCCCGCAGATGTCCGCCCCATTCCGGTACTCCGGCCAGCAGAACTATCGCCGCGACGAGTCCGACAAGGCGCGCAAGTTCCGCGAGCAGACCGGCATCGAAATGGAGCCGAATTGCGGCATCGACACTGCGATCTATGCGAAGGATTGGCGTGGCGTCAGCCCGGTCTGCGAGATCGTCATTTGCGAGTTTGAGCAGAAGAAGCAGTTGAACCGCGAGCTCCCTGCACAGAGCGATCTCTTCCAGGAGGCCGCATGACCCTCGCCGAACAACGCCTTCGCCGCCGCATCGAAACGCTGGCAATCGTGCTGGGCCTGTTGGGCGTCATCACGGTAGCAGCATCCCGTCCTTACATGGAACAACCGCGCCCCATCTCTGGCGCAGTGAGAGGTTGAAGATGAAGTGGCAACCGATTGAGACAGCTCCGCGCGATGGCACGCGAATCATCCTTGGCCTCCCCGATCTTGACGGAGACGGCGGCGGAATCTCGGTCGCTGGGTACTGGCTCGAAGAACTGGAAGACGGTGTGGATTACATGGGACACGACGGTGGGTTCACTGACGTTGACTACCAAGTGTTCCAGCCAGGACGATCATTTGGCGCTGAGTCGTACCGATATGCAGGAAGACAGCCAACCCACTGGATGCCCCTGCCGGAGCCGCCCAAGTGATCACCCGCTCCGTCACCCCGCTGTCCAACCCGCAGCGCGTCGCCGACTGGCTGGTGCGTTCCGCGCACGCCGGCACCTACGCACGCAGCCCGCGACCCTATCCGACTTTCGGAGCCGACCGTTCCGCCACCCTCTCCTTCCAGCGGGACGGCGGCTCCGAGCCACTTTCACCTGACTACCTGCCGGAAATGGCGGATTGCAGAGGTTACTGATGAACCAGGTACAGCGTCAGCGCAAGACGGAATGGCAGCGGAAGTCACGCGCCGCCTTCAAGGCTACGCACGGGTTCAGCACAACGGCCATGTACGGGGCTGGCGGCAGTCGTCTGCAGGTTCTTGAGCGTGACGGGCACGCCTGCGTCCAGTGCGGCATGACAGATGAGGCCCATAAGAAGGCGTGGGGCCGTCCCATCACCATCGACCACATCGACAAGGACCGCAGCAACAACAGTCTGGACAACCTGCAGACGCTTTGCCTGACCTGCCACGGCCGGAAGGATCTGATTCCAGCCCTGCGGCGCTCACTGGCTCGGCCCCTGCTCCCCCGTATGCGCGAGCTGCGTGCCGCTGGGCGCACTTACCAGGAAATCGCGGACACCGTTGGCCTGAGCATCGGCTGTGTCTGGAAGAACATGAACGGAGAACAGGAATGAGTAATCTTGTTGCAACACAGGCGGCCAACCTCGCCAAGTCGCTATCAATGGGCGACAACACCGCCGAGCTTCTCGGCGTCCTGAAGGCCACGGCATTCAAGGGTCAGGTGACTGACGCCCAGATGACGGCGCTGCTGGTCGTGGCGAATCAGTACGGGCTGAACCCCTGGACGAAGGAAATCTACGCCTTCCCTGACCGTAACAACGGCATCGTTCCTGTCGTCGGCGTGGATGGCTGGTCCCGCATCATCAATTCGCACCCGCAGTTCGACGGAATGGACTTCGAGCAGGACGATCAAAGCTGCACTTGTATCATCTACCGCAAGGACCGCTCCCATCCTGTCCGCGTGACGGAGTACATGGCCGAGTGCCGCCGGGAAGGCGTGGCCCCGTGGAAGTCGCACCCCCGCCGGATGCTACGCCACAAGGCGATGATCCAGTGTGCCCGCTTGGCCTTCGGTTTCGTTGGGATATACGAGCAGGACGAGGCCGAGCGGATCGTCGAGGCCACCTACACCGATGTGACGCCGCAGCGCGGCGCAAAGGCTGCGGCAGCTGCCATTGAGCAGATCAAGCCCGCCGAGTCGCAAGAGCGCGACGCGGCAATGGCTGCTGCGAACCTGCGAGCGGACGAGGGCTACTCGTCGCTTGAGGCGTGGTGGAAAGATCCGGAGAACAAGGCAATGCGTCTGCTGATCCAGGATGCGCTGGAGACGCTGAAGGAGCGCGCACGCAAAGCTGACAGCCTGCGTGATGCGGAAGTCGCATGATCGAACAACGTTCAAACGAATGGTTCGACGCCCGCGCCGGCCGTATCACCGCATCCATGATGAACGTCGTGATGCTGGAGCGTGACCGCGCGCCGTTCAAGACTGGTCCGCGCAAAGGCCAGCCGAAGCCGCCACCCAAGGCACTGACGGACTACGCGCACCAGCTCGCCGCCGAACGCCTGACCGGAAAGCCGCGCAAGCAGGCACGGGGCGCGGCGCTGGACTGGGGACGCGAAATGGAGGCAGCAGCCGTCGCCGCCTACCAGGCCGAGACGGGCTTCATCGTCACGCAGGCCGGCTTCATGCAGCACCCGGTGCACGACTTCATCGGCGCGTCGCCTGACTTCCTGGTGGGCGATGACGGCGGCGGCGAGATCAAGTGTCCGGAGTCGTCGGAGGTACACCTGGAGACGCTGCTGTCCGGCCTGCCGGTCGAACACGTCGAGCAGATCCAAGGCGGGCTCTGGGTCACGCACCGCCAGTGGTGGGACTTCATTTCCTTCCACCCCGACTTTCCCCCGCACCTGCGCCTGTACGTGCAGCGGGTGCCACGCGATGACGAGTACATCGCCAAGCTCGAAGCCGCCTGTCTCGAGATGGAGGCGGACGTGCAATCCATCCTCACCGCAATCAACAGCAAGGAAATCCAATGAGCAGTCCCAAGAAGCGTTACGACATCTGCGCCGGCCGTCCCTACGGCGACGACAAGAAGCACTGGATCCAGGTGGGCCGCCTGACCGAATGGGACGACGGCGGCCTGTCCATCGAACTGCACACGGTGCCCGTTGGTTCCTGGTTCGACGGCAAGCTGTCCGTGTTCGAGCAGAAGGAACGCGAAGGCGGCCAGCAGCAGCGCAGCCAGCGTCCGCAGCGTTCGGCGCCGCCGGCCGACGACTTCCAGGACGACGGATCGATTCCGTTCTAA